CATCGAGACGAGACGCTTGAACTGATGGGACCTCTCGAGCTCGGGATGGTCGTCGATGTCGAACTCGGCATCCGGAGGGATCTCGGTGCCGGTCTCGTTTATCATGATCAGGTTGCCGGTCACATTCTTGTAGGTGCCAGGCATCTCAGTGGCCTCCGTTCAGATTCCTGGAGAGACGATCGGCAGACGACCTGATGTCATCTCCGGAATCGATCTCGACTCCGGTGTTGCCGGAGGCCACGATGGGAGGGGTGTCGAAGGCCCTCGCCTGGATCCTCGTCAGGTCCCTATTCATCTCCGACATGTCGGATACGGAGGGAACCGAAACGACCTCCTCGATGACATCACGGGAGATCGTTCGAGCTTCCGTCCTACCGACATTCTGGATGACGATCGTCGGTTCGATGTTCTCAGATATCCTCTTGAGGACGGATGCCAGTCTGTGGATGGCGAAGGCGATCAGCAGGCACCCCACGAACAAGGCCGCCGATATTGGCATCCATGGTTCGATCACTTGTGGCACATCTCCTGTACTATTGTCCGCCAGCGCCCTTCGGGGGCTGCATCTTCACATCATGACCGACGATGCTGCCTCCCGATCCCTCGATGGCCTTGAACAGGCCGGCGACATAATCGTTCTTGACCTGTTCCCTCTCGACGGGATCTGGCGGCAGACCGATCTCGATGCGCAGGCTGATGACGGCCCTGTACTGCTCTGGTGTCAGCTGTGGCCCCTGGGTGCCGTCCAACATACTCCCTTGAGCGGGTTGTCCGTTGATGGCGGGAACTCCCTGCATCCTCTCACCGGGAGCGCCAGGAGTGACATCGAAATCCTGCATCCCTCCCATTTCCATTTGCGATTCCACCGTCCTCGCCACCCTGACGAGCAACTCCTTGGCATCCGCCTCCTCGGAGGGGAGTTCCGATGCCGCCACGAGACAACGGGCGTCGATCTCTCTCAACTTCGTTTGTCTGTCCATCTGCTTGTCCCCCTTGAGGATCGTTTCCATCCCTGTTCGATGGATGGGGCGGAAAGTCCTTCACTCCGGCACGATGCGCCCGTCGTAGTAGAGCCTGTATGGGAATGTCGAATCACTGGATTGTTCGTTCCCATCGTCCTCCTTTTTCTGATCCGAGTTGAAGATGAGGCCGTCCTCGACATAAGTCACATCTCTCATCTTCGGAGTCTGCATCCTGATGGTGATGTCCTCTCCCCAGTGGAACCGGACCTCGACATCATCGTCGTCGTCCACGGCGACCACTTCGTCATCATCATCAGTCATGTAGAACATCCAGTTCAGGTTTCCAGGGATCTTCCCAGGTCTATCCCCGAAGCCTATCCTTCCCTTCATGATCTCGAGGATCTTCGGATCTGCAGGGTCCTGACCCGACCACAACCTGCCAGTCAAGATGATGATCTGTTTGGCGGAGATGTTGCCGTTCCTCATCACCTTCACGCTGATGGAGCTGGTCTTGTCACCGAGCGTCGTCATTCCCTTTTCCCTTGATTCGGAGGCCCCTCTGCCGCTGCCGTCGCCACCGAAGATCGAGACTCCCTCCACTCCGACTTGTCCATGATGCATGGAAGGAAGAGGCCTTCCCCCCCTTCCTCCATCGTGGATCCCGAAGTGATCGGGGTCCACATTGTAGGCATCGAATGGGAGCTCCTTGTTCCACGGGACGACATTTCTCGGCCTGATCTCACAGATGATGTATGGATCGATGGGCTTGTGGCAGACATATTCCATCCACTCCACCTGACATCCCTCGAAGACACCATGTATGGTGTCGATGATAAGGAGCTCTGGGATCTCGCCGAGAAGGTTGTGGTGAAGCTGTATGATGTTCGATCCCACATGCTCGAAGTAGGCGGACATCTTGATGACCCCTCGGTCCTCATCGAACTCGTAATTCGATATCCATGGACTCACCACCTCCTCCTTGTGGACGAGGTAGTCCATCGGGACGAGGCTGTCCTCGAACTCCGTGTTGTCCAGCACACATACCACATCATCACGGGTCATGATCATGATTCCGTTTGGCAAGGAAACCCACGACTTCAGTCGTGGGAGGAATTGCCATTCTCCTTCGAATGAGAGTGTGAGCATGAATATCCGTCCACTCGTTGCACGATCTGACAGTTCTTCCAGCTGGTGGTCGTGACTCCATCGATGGTGAAGGACCCAGTCGCTCGGATCGCCACTCTCCCCAGATGGGTTCCGATGAACTTCCCCTTCAGGACCATCGCCTTGACCAGATCTCCCGTCCTGAATCCATGAACGATCCTGCTCCCCTTCGGACCCGTCCGTGGAAATCCGAACCTGTCCATCCGACAGGACTGACGACTCCCCCATCCCTTCGCTCCGATCGCAAGGATCGTCTGGCTCGGATCGAGCCGAACTTTCGATCCCGACTCTCCGACACAAGCCGCATCGATCCAGTGAGCCTTGGGATAGCCTTGCCTCGTTCGATTGAACTTGGTCCGTCCTCCAGTCCCCACCTCCAACGGAAGTCCCGTCTGCTTCAAGCGATGAAAGAGGGCCCATCGAGTGGCGTTCACGGCCGCAGCATCCTTCAGTGGTCTCTTGGCTTGCTCCTGGATCTTGGGATGTCCGAACTCCTCTGCCGTCATCGTTCCCTTCTCGATGTTGCAATCACGACAGGAGATCGCCAAGTTGGAGACCCTGTTCGTTCCTCCCCGGCTCCTCGGGGTGATGTGCTCCACCTGCAGTGGAACTCCCATCACACCACAATAGACGCAATTCCTGCTCCACTTCTCGAGTAGGTACTCCCTGACCTCATAGCCCTGCAGCTCTCCCTGCTGGTATTCCACTCCGGAGATCTCAGCATTGTCCATCAACTGAGTGTCGAACTTGACCAGCTCCATGGAGATCGATCCCACCGGAGACCACCTCGACAACCTCCTGATCCAGGTCTCCACATTCACGACCCGACTCGACAGAGATGGTGGCAGCCAGCTCCCTGGCCTCGTCCGATTCAGGAACCTCGGTTCTCGATGCCTTGTCTTCCGACTCCGACGAGAACGCCTGATGGTCCTCCTTGCATCCATCCTCTTCTTGATCGTCATCCCTCGATGCTCGATCTCCCCAGCCCAGACCACCCGATTGGAACTTTCCTCCACCAGGACGATTCCAGTCTTCCGGCTGCCCGGATCGACCGAGACTCGAAGCGTCCTGGGTTGATCTGCGATCACTTCCTTGAGGATGATGGTGAACGGAAACATCCTCAGCACGGCAGCCCTCTGCCCATCCAACAGCATCCTAGCCTTGGCCGGATGGACTGGGTTTTGCGGCTTTCGATTCTGGTCCACGACGAACACTGCGTTCAACTCGATCTCCTGACTGGTGAGACTCTCCCCTCGGGATCGCTCCCTCGGGGGTGAAGTTTGCCTCGACGATGTGAGAGGAGCTTGTCGTGCTCAGAACATTGGTTCCTTCCCCTCAGAACTTCATTGTCCTGAACGACAGAGCCTGAGACTGGCGAGCATCTCAGGGTGTCCTGACTCCTCTCACGGAGCCCGATGAGGATTTTCGATCCTCCTGGCTGGGTCTGGTCAACCGAGATCACCGAGTGATCTCCCGATTTCTGTCGGGGCCTGTTGTGGTGGACAAGCCCACGACTTCAGTCGTGGGTGGTTGACAACCTGATCCTCCTGAAGACCCTTATCCAACGATGAAGGATGAATTCTCTCCGATGAACAACTTCGAGAAGGTGATGACCCAATGTGGATGAGCACGGCCCTGGAGGAATCCCTTCCTCCCTTCGTGACGGAGAACACACCCGATGTCCCGATCCGGATGATCGAGGAGATGCTGGAGTCATCGAGATTCGATACCGTCGATCTGTTCAGGACATCCTCTCATCGCTTCGAGGGGAAGAGGGCCATCCCGATGATGACCGTATCGTTCCATCGTCACCTGTTCGTCACGGGAATGGTCCCTTCTCCGGACGAGTACCTCTCCGAATACGAGAGGGAGAACAGCCACTTCCTGTCCTCCAGGGAAGACGATGATATGAGTGGAATAAGGCACAGGGTGATGAGGGCGTATCCGTCCCTGATCCGGGACATCCACTTCGTGAGTGGATGCCGGGAGATGGGCTGCGATGCGATCAGGACCGTCAGGGATGACATAGCGGGGGTGGATGCCAGGATCCCGATCGACGGCGGAGAGATCAAGGTCAGGCTGTACTACGACAGCCCGAGATCGAGGACCCACAAGATGAGGAAGGCCTTCTCCCACGTGATGGGGCCCGATCACCACGACCTCGGGCTGTCCAGGGGAAATTGCCTCAGGATCGGCGATTTCCTCCTCTACTCATCATCGGTGATCAGATCGTTCCTCATATCGGTGGGAGTCGAAGAAGGAAATCTGAGGCCCGAATCGTAACTATCAATCACACACGGGAGGTGCTCGAGCCATGAACAAGAAGCTCATCAGGACCGCAAAAGAGATGCTCTCCATCGCCAATGATCTGGATGATCTGGGGTTGTATGCCCTGTCGAGCCAGTTGGACAGGAGGGCGATGAGAATCATCTCCGCCCAAGTGCCTGACGCTGGCGTCGAGAACCTCGTATCCCCAAATCTCCTCAGTCCAGAGAAGGCCAAGGAGATACAGGAAGAACAAGAAGACAACCAGGAGAAAGTGAAAACGCTGGTCGATCAGGACGAGGAGGCCGTTCTTGATCAGGAGGACTTCCTGAAAGAACATCAGGATGAGGTCGAGACTCCGCTCAGGGAGATCGTCAAATAGTAGCGTCGAGAGAAGAACCCTCGATCGCCGCACCACCTGGTGGTGCGGCATTTTCGTTTTCAGGAATTGGGGGCCATGAAGTCACGATTCCTTCAGGCACACCTCGACACTGACATCCTTCCCACAGTGGGGACAGGTGGGAATCGATATGATGCACTGGGGGGTTCCTTCCGTGCCATCACTCATGTTCCTGATCCTGCGAACGATGTTGCTGGTGGACAGCTCGGGAGCCATCTCGACGAAGCACATCTCTCCCCCCATCCTCTTGATTATCGCCTGCTCCTTGCACTTCCCCTTGTACTCGCTCCCCTTGACATGGACATCCGGGTGGACGGACTCGATGAGGGGTCGGGCGATCTCGTCATCGTCGATGATCGTCACGAAGTCCACGCACTCGAGCGAGGATAGCATCAGCAGTCTCTCCGCCTCGGTCATCACGGGCCTCGTGGGGCCCTTCAGCCTGCGGATGGCGGCATCGCTGTTGACCCCGACGATGAGGATGTCACCCTTCTCCCTCGCCGACTGAAGCAGCGAGATGTGGCCGGGGTGGATCAGGTCGAAACAGCCGTTGGTGGTGACGAACGAGTATCCCTTCTGCTCGCTCAGGCGCTGCACGAGTGCGGGGATCTCGTCGAAGGGGACGATCTTGAGGGAAGGATCCTTTGACATCGATGGCTCCTTGTGAAACGAATATGGCCGGCGAGAATGTCGCCGGCCACCTTATACCACGAGGATGAAAGTTCACTCGCCCTTAAACGCCAGACGGAACATACGTTGGCGCTGTCCCGGGAGCATATATTCAGGGGTGCTCACAACACCGATGCTGGGGTAATAATCTGTTTTGATCTGTTCCTTGGCCTCGTCGTACGCCTCCTTGTACGACTTCGCCATGTCGAGGATCCTCGACGGATCGAATGAATCGTCGCCCTCGACTCCGGGTTCGAGGTGGACCAGCCTGCGATACCTGCTGTTGAGCCACATCGCCAACCTCCTGTAGAGGATGTATGACGCCCCATTCAACAGGGCGAAATCCCATCTCCTCGGAAGACTACCGATGTTCCTCGGTCCCGTGGCCCTATTCGTCTTGTCAACTCCCGCTTGGGCGACGATGCCACAGGCAGCCTGGTAAATGGCATCGTTGATCTCCCTGTTCGACACCGCCTGGAACCAGTAGTTGATCTCTATCATATCGTGCCATGCGATGCCCTGAGGGGTCTCCCCATCGGTTTGGACGAAGAAGATGTTGTTGTTGTAATCGCAGTGCCACTCCAGGCCGTTCGGATAGTCATCGTTCGCCGTCCCGATGTTGTCCAGTCCCGTCGTGCCACGCATCGGGATCAGCTTGAGGGCCGATCTGTCACCATCCGTTGCCTTCATGCTGATGTAGAGCTCCGGCCTCGGCCAGTAGTCCCACGATCCCCATGCCATCGTCCTGGCCTTCGTCCTCCCATCATCCGTGAAAATGGGGTTCTCCCTGAACACCGGGGTCTCCATCAGCCACCTCATCTCGTACGCCACGCTGGAGCGAAGGAGGAGCTCCTCTCCCCAGATGGGGTAGTGGGTGGCGAGAACGGAATCGTCGCTTTCCTCCTCGGTGATGATGTAGTAGTCGCTGATGTCGCCATCGGTATCGATGTACTCGTTCTCGGGAAACTCGACCGTCGTGACTGGCAAGTAGGAGCCATCTATGTGGGTGGAGCGGGTGATCCGATAGTGATCGACATCACCACTGGTGTCCATCCTGTCCCAGGTGACATAGACTCCGTCGGCTCCCTCGTAGTTTCCAAGGACTATCATGTTGGTGTCCTCCGGTGAGAATCTCGATGATCCTACTTTCTACGAGGGGGACGATTGCACCTTCAGTAGCCCCCTCTCCAACCGTCCATCAAAAACAACGGGGGTCGCAGCATCATACTGCGACCCCCTCCCAAACGAGAGCCGCCATGGCTCCCGGTCCTCACCTCGCCCTCGAGATCGACCTCGCCCCCATCATCGGAGCGACCTCTCCGCTCCGGGCATCCTGCATCGCATCCCAGGAACCGTCATCCATTGCGAGATCGACATCCTCGACCACGGCATCTTCCTGGGAGCCCCCACCACGGATTACTCTCTGCTGCTGGACCTGTCGTGTGGGCTGGGCCTGGGACTGTCGAGAAACAGGGTTGTCGGCTATCTGGCCATCATATCCGGCGAGACGCCCCGTCGTGTTGAAGTTCTCCATCCTCATTTGAGCGGTCGATGTCCTCGTCCCGTCGCCCATCGGTGCCTGTGTGACGGTCGCCCTGCTCCTCGTCATCTCGATCTGACTTGGTGCCTCGGGGAGCTCGTCGAGGGAGATCCTGCGACCGAACCTCGCCGATGCCATCCCGCCCTGGATGTCTCCGCTCTCGACCATCTTCTGGAACTCATACGAATCGATACCCTGCTGCCTAGCTGCGGCTGCCATCTTGGCATACGTGGCCGGATTGTTGATGAGCTGAGATGTGTCGACAGCGGCACTTCCTCTCGCCTCGCCCGTGGCGAGATTGATGTCCTCGGCCTCGACGAGCTCGCCATCGATCTCGATGAGTCTCTTGCGCCTCTCCCTTTCCTCGACCCTCTTGGACCGCTCATTCTTCTCGAGCGCACCGAGATACTCTTGGTATGTCAGGATGACGACATAGTTTTCACGGATCGCCTGCCTGAGGGCCGGTGACCTCCTGAGCATGTTCGGATCCTCTCCCGACAGATCGCCAACCTCGTGACCCTCGAGCAGGATCCTGAGTCCTGCCGGCATCCCCATCGCATTGACGAGATTGGACCTCTTGTCGTTGATGAAGAGGGGGCCCGGCATCATGTTCTGGATGTAGAAACCCTCATTTGCGTAGTCATCGACGAGACTCGGCTGTCCCGCCTCCTCCGACATGAACATCGCATTGCCCTGTTCCATTTCGTTTCCTCCTTAGGATTAGTCGTTTACAAAACTCCCGGATGTGTAACCATCCATTTGTTGTGAGACCTTGCAGTTTTTCCAACTGGTTGTGATAATCCCACCTATGGTAAAAGACCCACTCGATCGAATCACTATCCTCCCTGAGTGAGTTCCTCGGAATTTTCCTGTCAGAACCACCGCCTTCACCAGATCCCCTGTCCTGAATCCGTGAATCACCCTATTTCCCTTCGGTCCAGTCCGGGGAAATCCGAACCTGTCCATTCGACAAGCCTGGCGACTTCCCCGACCCATCGCCTTGATTTTCAAGACCGACTGAGTGGGGTCCAGATGAACATTCTCCCCAGACTTCCCGACACAGGCGGCATCGATCCAGTGAGCCTTCGGATAACCCTGACCAACTCGGTTGAATTTCGTCCTGCCTCCCGTTCCCTCTTCCACGGGAAACCCGGTGTCCCTTAACCTCTCACCGATCTCCTTCCTCGTGATGTTGACGGCTGCCGCATCCCTCAGTGGTCTCCTGGCTTGTTCCTGGATCTTGGGGTACCCGAACTCCTCAGCCGTCATCGTTCCCTTCTCGATGTTGCAGTCACGACAGGAGAACGCCAGATTGGAGATCCGGTTCGTCCCTCCCCGACTCCTCGGATTGATGTGCTCCACCTGCAGTGGAACCCCCATCACACCACAGTAGACGCAGTTCCGTCCCCACTTCTCCAGCAGGTACTCCCTGACCTCATAACCCCGCAGCTCCCCCTGTTGATATTCCATCCCGGATATCTCGGGATTCTCCATCAATTGGGTGTTGAACTTGACCAACTCCATGCTGATGAATCTCACCGGAGACCATCGAGATAACCTTCGCACCCAAGTCTCGATGTTCTGCACCCGACTCCGCAAAGATGGAGGGAGCCATCCCCCGATCCTTCTGCGATTCTGGAACCGACACTGACGGTGTCTCGTCTTGCGATTCCGTCGTGAACACCTGAGAGATCTCCTCGCATCCATCCTCTTCTTGATCGTCACCCCTCGGTGATCGATCTCAGCCGCCCACACGACCTGATTACTCTCCTCATCGACCAAGACGACTCCTGTCGTCCGACTCCCAGGATCGATCTTGACCCGAAGGGGTCTCGGCTCATCCTCGACCGCAACCTTGAGGATGATCGTGAATGGCCTCATCCTCAGAACGGCAGCCTGCTGCCCTTCCAGCAACTTTCGAGCCTCGGCTGGGTGGACTGGGTCCTGCGGCTTGTGATTCGTGTCAACGACGAGAACTCGATTCATCTCTCTCCTGCTTGGTGCGACTCTCCCCTCGGGTTTCCCGTTGGGGGTGATGTTCACCTCGACGATGTGAATGGGGCTTGTTCGGTCCAGGACATTGGTTCCTTGCCCTCAGAACTTCATCATCCTGGACGACAGTTGCATGGGACTGGTGAGTGCATCCCATGGTGTCATGACCCCTCTCACGGAGCCCGATGAGGATCTTTCGATCCTCCTGGCTGGGTCTGGTCAACCGAGATCGCCTTGGCAACCTCACAGAAGTGAAACTGAAGTTTGTTGTTAAACAAACCATCGGTTTTAACTGTGGGCCGGTTGACAGTCTGATTTCGAGACTCTCTTCGGACCCCTCGATGGATCTGGAAGGTGGAGCTCGTTGCTGGTCCTCTCCCGATCGCTCTTCGGATCCTTCTTGCGCTTGTCACGTTGATCCCTGAGATCTGCAGCTTGGTCTAGCCTCTGTTTCGGAGCTCCTACGGACCTGCCCGCATGCCACTGCTCACTTCGAAGGGAGATGATCGGAGGCGAGAACACCCTGACGGTCTTGGATGACCTGCACTCCGGACATCTGGACACGTGCTCGTCATTCATACCCTGCTGGATCTCGAACTCGTGCTCGCACCTCTCGCATCTGAACTCATAGATCGGCACCTCGATCTCCTCCCATGCTGAAGATGCACCATCTTCATCTCACGATTGATGTGTTAGCGTGTTCTGCAGAAAATTCCTGCTTGAAAGCGGGTGTTTTGCGAAGTTTTTCAGCGAGGCGAGGCGGGAGCCAACGATGACAGACTCGTGACCGCCACCATCTCGACATTCTCGACGGAGCTCACCGAAGGAGAAGCGTTCTCGATCCTCCCATCGATCAGGCATCTGACCTCGATGAAGACTCCCCTCGCCTTATGAGGGAACATCTTCTCGGAGATCCTGCGCCAGGTGTCGATGGGGTTCGTGTCGTCGGTCATCACCCCGACGATGATGACGACCTTCTTGAAGTTCGGATCGAGGCTCCCGACCAGGCCCCCCTCGACCACGACGCCATCGATTCCAGCATGTGATGCGGCACCAGCAAGGAAGTTCCCAAGTGGGCCGGTCATCACGAACAACGACGAGAATCTGGCATCTTTCTGGAAGAGGAACTCGAGGCAGTCGTTGAGGAACGGACGACTGGACGACAACGACGACATGATTTGAACCTCATCATGTTCCATCGTGAGAAGTACGTTCGTCGATGCTGGCATTGACATTTCGGTTACCGTTCCTTTGAATCTGGGTGAATTGACTCACGCCAATCCCAGCCTCAGTGGTTTGCATCCGGTACCGTACTTTCCGGAGAGGAATCGTCGCTCGATGTTCTCCGCCGCTATTGTGTCAGCTCTTCCGGTGTGACCACAACTCCGGCAGCGAAAGACATCTTGGGACGGACGATTCCCCCGATCAGAGTCGCCACAGCATGGGCACGTGTTGCTGGTGTTCCAGGCCGGGACCGAACGGAAGCCGACACGGTCGTCCTCCGTCCGCCACTTCAGCCTGTTCAGCCAGTAACGGTAGTTCCATGCACCGATCGAGCGTCGCATGTCTTTGGTCAGGCGACGTCTGACCTTGGTCTTCTTCCCGATCCCCGCCAACCTCTCCACCACGACGATGTCGAGGTCCTCCCGGGCCGTGATGTCCCGAGCAACCTCATCGATCCGCTGTCTCAAGGCCATCCGGGCCCGCTGTTGCCCCTTGCTCCCGTGCTTGCAACGTTTGATCCGCTCGATGATGGGCTCGATGTCCGATCCCAACATCTCCCCGGTGGAGAGGGCGGCGAGGTGTTTGATTCCGGTGTCGATCCCCACCACCATCTTTCCCTCTCGCTTCGGTCCCGTCTCGATCTCGAAGGCGAACTGCACCCAATCGAGCGAGATCACATAGGCCTGCATCTGCCGCCCTCGGGCCTCCAACTTCTTGAAACGACGATGGAACCGGATGGGGATGTCGATGGAGACTCCATCCCCGACACAACGAATCTCCAGCCATGCATCGAACTCCATCGTGTCCTCGGGATCACGCAGGTTGGCGATGGTCGTGGAAACGCTCATCGTCCTGCCCGAGTGATGGGGAATCGTGGGGACGAGGGTCTCCAGCTTCCTCCGCAGCTTGTGGCACTGGTTGAACTTCCCCTGCCTGAACCTCAGGTTCTCCTCCTCTTGCATCTCTTCACGCCTCACCTTGCAGGAACTCCGGGAGGAGGAGATCAGGTCGAGGGCCTCCCTTGCGGCCACCTTGCGGAGCCTGGCGGTCAGCCAGGTCTCGGGCAGGTCCACGATGGGCTTGAGCAACTCCGCCTTGATCGGGGGAGAGTCCATCTCCCAGAAGTGGTCGATGAAGAGGTTGACGACCCGCCCGTACTCCTCCAGGACACGACGGAGGGTAGACCGCTTCTCGGCGGTCATCCACTTGGTCGTGCACTTCGAGGAACGGACGATCTTCATTTCCTCACCTGATACTCGAAACTGCTGCCGTTGTCGAATTTCTTCACGGTGATCAGGCTAAACATCTCACGCCAACCTCCGCTCCCGTCCCCATGTGTCAGGTAGACCCACTGGTTTGGTTTCTCACCCTGAATCGCCGTGACGGTCGACCATGCACCGGGGATGCCCCTCATATCGGCGTCAGAACTCAGATACGGACACACTTTTTCCCCGACCACGATGTCCTCGTAGTTTGCAGCCTTGTATGGGCTACCACACCCACTGATCATCACGCAAAACATCAATGCCAGAAGTGACGCTACAACAGTGATCTTAGCCATCTTACCCACTCTCTTTCTTTGCCTTCTTGTTCTTCCTGTTAGTGGCACTCCTGCGGCCGTACAGCTTGCCTGAGAACGATGAGATGATCGAGATCAGGTCATCCGCCAGTTCCTGTTCGTAAGACTTGTCCTCGGAGATGGTGGACAACACCTCGATCTCGGTCCCGTAGCTTCCGAAAAACCTCTCGAAGATCGGGAACTGGAACCTCGTCAGCCTGTCCCTGTGTTCGATGACGACCACCGAGACCTCGCCACCGATCACCTTCTCGATCAAGGACTTCAGCCCAGCCCGACCCGAGGACATCCCGGAACCGACATCTGCGATGATGGGGCCCACCTCGTACTGCTTGCCGATGCAGTGTTCGAGGAGCCTGCCCTTCTGCCGATCCAGGTCTCCCTTGGCCTTCTGCTCGTGGCTGCTGACCCGGGAGTAGACTGCGACCTTCCGATCCTTGGCCTCGGTCTCAGAGATGCCCATCATCCCGTGGATGTCGGACAGCCGGAACCTGCGATGACCGCCCGGGGTCTTGACATATGGGATCTTGCCTGCATCGGCCATGTCCCTGACGACATCCTTGTTCAGGGCGAGGAGGTTGGCGGCCTCATCGAGTCTGATCAGCCTGTCCGGTGAATTCATCGTTGATGATCTTGGTCCAGTGCTGGTAGGTCTCGTTAAACTCCTCGACCGAGGGAACGACCTCGAGCGGTTCTGGATGCTCGAATATCCTGCCATCGCTCAACTCGAACTCGGTTTCCGTGACCCTGACGACCACCGGACTCTCCTCCTTGCTCATCTCTCACGACTCCTATTCTGGATGTGACCAGAGAATTCCTGCTTGCTTATCCCATTTTACCAAGAATTTCTCTGGCTGTCAATCAACCCCCCTCTTGATGGCGAAGATCGCACCCCTGGACATCAGGGCCATCGACAGACGAAATGAGAAGACACCGGTCGGTCCGGTCTGATCCACCCAGAACTTGATGTCGCCGCACTGAGAGAGAAGCCCCATCATCTGGGAGCAGATGAAGACGACTCCCCCTTCCGGCCCTATGACATCGTAAGAGAAGAGCCTCAGCCTCTCATCTCCGATCGTCATCATACCGACGGGAGTCTGGATGCCATCGATCGAGATCATCTCGTTCGAGAACCCGGTCATCTGGCCGAGGATGGCATCGAACGATGATTTATCGCATACCAGGGCGCAGGGCTTCATTCTGGACTCGGACAGATCTGACAGCCCCCTCCTGATGGCTCCAGGGAGATCGCTCTTGGATGAGATCTCCTCGTTCCACTGGGTGCCCACCATGCTGGATATGAGCGAGAGGAACGACAGCGACTCGCAGTTGAGGAGATGATTGGCCGCCCACTCGACATTCTTCATCTTGGCAGGATCGAGAGGGGGGCTGAACATCTGGAATGTGTGGAGGGGCAGCCTGATCTTCTTGTTGCCACTGGGCTGCTGGGAGTTATACACCACAGTCATGGGATGACCATACGGAGACACCTGCCAACATGTGCCTCCGGGATCCAGGTCGATGGAGGGGTTCTCATTCTCCTTCAGTCTGTCCACGACCAGCACCGTCCTCGCCACGGATCTCGAGTTGATGATGTTGGAGATGATCCTGTGGGCATTGAGGTTGGACGATAGGGCGCTGGCGAATTCGATCTCATCGATTCTCATGTGAATCTCCCTCCGGTCTCGAGACGAAGACTAGTTCGGAGGTTCCTGGGGAGAGACCTTCGTTTCACCATGGTAGAACATGACCGATTCCATCACGACGATGGGTTCTCGAGGGACGGGTTTGGGGAGGGGCCAATTCCGCACGCTACCATATTTCATGATGAATTCCTGCCACGGGAAGAGATCTCCATTGGCGATGGGACCGCTGCCATCCACCCCGATCCACAGCAGGTCATCATCCATCATCCCAGGCAGGATGTCACAGACCAAAGAGAAGAGGGAATGGTCCGAAAGAGACGATGATGTTTTCATGGCGTCACTCGTTTGTTCCAGCTTTGTGCTCAGGAATCTTGAAGGTCACCCATTCTGCGACTTCCCATGTTGGAACCATCAACTCTTCTGCCTTGGGAGGGGGTGCCTTTTTTGAGGATTTCCTATACTTATATGCGAGCACGAATCGAGGGTGGGGTCTCCCCCACCCTCGAATTCATTCCCGCCCCTTGGGACGGGCGATTGGGGCCTGTTCAGACGATGACAATCTTCGAGGTGGCATAGTCGTTGATGACCGCCATGCCGATCTCCTCGTAGATGACCCATCCGAGCCTGAGGTGCTTCGGGTCGTCGGCCGGCAGGACGGTGATGTCCTGGCGAACCGGCATGGCACCGACGTACTCGCCTGGGGCGAGGACGTAGATGGTGGACCGAGGCACCATGGTCGAAACATGTATGTCCGCCGTCCACAGGTGGCCATACAGACCACTCATGATGATGTCACGCTGGGTGGCCTCGTCGAAGAAGTCCTTCCCCCAGTTGCGGACATCCTTGTAGCGGAACGGGTGAACGACGATCTTGGCACCGACGAGCTCGTGCTCCTCGATGAGAGCCAGTGCCACGTTGATGTTGTCCGGTGACAGAGCGCCTGCGACGGTCAGCGTGTGTGCGGTCGGAACCGCATTGCTGATGACCTGGAAGATCTCGTAGTCCTCCTGTCGCTGCAGGCTGTCCTTGGCCCTGATCTGAGCCCTGTCGACGATGTAGAATCGGCGAGCCCTGATCTCGTTGAGCTTGATGGTGGGGTTCGTTGCGATCTCCCACGTCGGGATCATCAGCTCCTCAGCCTCGATGAACATGTCTGGGACACGCCCACGCTTGCTGATCACGTACGACTTGACTGCGATGTCTCGCTCATACCTCGGCAAGGCACCTTGCGGAAGCTCGTCAACCATGAGGAGCTTGCGTCCGATCGCCTGGTACTCCAGGGCGATCTTGATGGGCTCCACCATGGCCTGTGCCAGCGCCACACGACCCTCTGGGGTCTCGAGCGCCTGCCCTACGATGGCTTCCTTCGCCTCTATGTCATTGCGTCTCATGATGGCCATTGGTGTTTCCTCCTCTTTCTTGTTTTTGTGTTACGGCGTGACGTATGGCACGGGCAGCCAGCGAACAAACAAGCAGCTGCTCGCAGCCCCATCGGTGACACGGGCCACGACGATGACGGTAGCGACTGCACCGTCGTCCACGAACTGTCCAGCCAGGGAGTTGGTCGTCGATGACCCGTAGGTCATCCCGTCATTGACGGCGAAGGCCGGTGCGGCGGCAGCGTCGGTTGTTGCAGCGTTGGCTGCAAACAACGCCTCGTACTTGTCGGTTGCGAACTCTCCGCCTCCGGAGTAGACCGTGACGCCCCTGCGAGGGGTGCCCGTGTCGGTCCAGTTGGTGACGCCCTCCACGACCTCATCCTGGAAGTCCCCAAGCCTGCGGGTCGAATGCGACTCGAAAGCCAGCGAGACCGGATTCACGACGATCTGCGTGTTGCCCGTGGTGATTGCGTCGTCTCCTGCGATTCCGACGATGGCAGAGATGCCGTGCGTCGTAGCCACCAAGGCCCTGTCAGCCCTCGCCAGTTCGGGGACGCCGGTCGTACCGTTCGCCACGAGGGCGACGATCTGACCTGCGTGGATCCCGGAACTCGATGCTGGCTTCCTGCCCTGATCGATCATCACATGATTGATGACTCGAAGTCCCATCGTAGTATCCTCCTTGTGTTGTTCTCGTTAGCGAAGTCTCACGCCGGTGCGTTCGTCGAAGTCCTCCTTGCTCGGGAGATTGCTCTTCATCATCTCCGAGAGGGCCTCGGCAAGTTCTCCACCGCCGTATGCGACGACCTCACGTGTTGGATTCGGATTGAACGACAGTGAGGCTGGCCTGATCCTGTTTGGTGACGCCGTGCGCTCCATTCCACCGTTGCCGGCCTGGGAGATCCTGGTCTGGAAGTCCCTGCGGCCGAGCTCTCTTGCCAGCGTCCTGAAGTTCTCGAGCGCCGGGATGGTCATGCTGTCGGCCATCCACCTGTCGATCTGCGAGCCCACCTCGTCGGGAGCGATCTGACCGTTTGTCACCAACTCGTTGGCGACCTCGGTCGCCTTCACCAGACGGGCCATCTGGATGTGAAGGGCCTGATTCTGTCTTGCGAGCTCATCCATCTTGCGTGATGCTTCCTTCTCGAACTGACCGGCATCCACATTCATGTCTCTCGCATTCTTGCCCTTTGGAGCCCCGCCCATCTTGTCGGAGGTGTGGAACCCACCATCTCCGTTCGGATCGTCGCCCCGGGTGTCCTCGCAGACCTCCGAGCGATCCTTCGACGTGCCGCAGTAGGCATCCCAATTCAGCCCTGCTTCTCTCATGTTGTAGTTTGCATTCTCTGCATTCCTACTTGCGCACGTCGGGCAGTGCCCATCACCAACACAAGCCTGGCACAGTGCGTAGGTGCTCCCACAATCCTCGCATTCCACCGGCTCGACAACCCCCTGCGGGTCGTAACAGCCCATGCACTCACGGTTCATGGCTGAGGTGATCACTCTCTTGTTCCACTCGGATGCCTGCACCTGCGGGAATCTCTGGCGAGTGGAGTCGAGCTGGGTCGGGACATCGAAGGCCTGGAAGCCCTTGTCCCATCCCCAGAAGTCCGGTCCCATCCCCGTCGTCGGGATCGGGTCCGGCGTGTCGCTTCCATCGATCGTCCTCGTTGCGTAACCCTCCGTCTCCGGTGAGAACCGCCTCAGCTCCTTGGCATTGGCGTTCATCATGAGATCGGCCGGGTTCATCGTGTAGATCGGGTTCGGGGCAAATCCAGGATCGGTGCGGAGAGAGTTGCCCTCGCTGTTGGAAAGCGTCATCGTCGAATGAACCTCGGTGTTCCCGGGGTTGGCAACTCCATGTGTCGCATCCTCCATCTGGAACTTCTTGCCGCCACCCTTCCCATCACCGCTGTGGGAGGTGTCTTCGCCGAGCGGGCGACCCGTGCCGATGTCCTCCGCCTTGAGGTCCTCGGACTTGTCGTCCTCCTGCGCAAGGATCTGCCTGAGTGCCTGACGCTGCGCACTGCGCTGCATCCTGAAATCGTCCATGGAAACCTGTCCCGATGGGTTCGCTACCATCCTCTCACGGCTCATTGCTTCCACCTCCTCTTGGTGTCTGATCGCTGCGAGTACTTCCTTCGTCAACTTCAGCTCCATCGTCGAACCATCTGGCAGTGCCAGAATGATGGGGCCGCCCTCTGGATCGATGGGGATGACCTCTCCCCCCTCTCCGAATGCTCCCTCTGACGGGACACCCTCGTCCGACATCGGACCCCCCTCGTCGGGAAGTGAGATGTCACCGACGGACGATGGAATCGGAAGCAGACCCTCGGCACCCTCGGGTGCCCCTGGCCCCTCGAGACCCTCTGGACCCACCGGCCCGATCGGAGCCGCTTCACCCTCCTCGTCGATCACATCCTCTTCCTCGTCCGGGAATCCGAAGCCCTCTCCGAGCTTCGTGCCCTCGTCAGATCCTGCGAATGGGTCGCTGTCGTCTTCGAACTCGACCTCATCCTTCACCTCGTCGTCGGAGCCCTTGGGAGACGGAACGTCTTCTACCATCTCATCTTCTGGCTCAGATTCTGGCTTGTCACCGGCATCGTCATCGTCGTCATCATCGTCGGCGTCATCGTCGACGATGAAGTCCTCGGCGGTGATCTGTCGGATCATATCGGAGCGGATTGCTTCGGCAACGACCGTTGCGTCTTCAGGATTCAGGCCGATGATTCCGGGATCGGTCATCTCGTCCATGCATTCCTGACGACTTCTCTCGTCCGTCGCCTCCAACTCCGCCAAGCGCAGGAGTCTGGCCACATCATTCTTCCTGCTGACAGTTGTCTTCGACATGGGCTTCCTCCTTTCATCTGACGTTGTCTTCACATGTTCACACAAGCTGGGGATTGCACCTGCATGATGCAATCGAAAAGATGCCACGGAGATCTTTCTCCGTGGCATCCCCTCACTCGTCATCATGCGTCTGGAAGGATCACCTTCACGGAGTTGAGCAAGCGACCTTCGTGCTTCCTGCTCTTGCTCACCTTGATCTGACCAATCGTCCCACACGCCTCACATCCGTACTTGCTGTTCGCCCTTCGGACATTGAGGTTGCCACACAGAACACAGACCGAACCCGCCGGCTTCGGACCTGGGATCTGCTCGTCGGTGAACCCCTCCTGCTTGAGGGCGGCCATCCTGACGAATGTCTTCGGCGATGTGTACCACCTGATGGAAGCCATCATCGGAGGCATCATCCCGCCTCCGGCAGCGCCGGCCCCACCTGCACCAGCCGCTCCGCCTGCTGGCGGCATCCCTCCGCCACCACCCATCATGGGCCCTGCCTCCGGAGGTGCGGTCGCAGCTCCGAGTCCCTCGGGCCCCTCCAGCTCGGCTGGCGACTCCGTGTTCTTCTCGTCGTCCGGGGTCACGATGTTCTCGATGCTGATGCGGACCTCATACCTCGTTCCGCAACTCTTGCACTCACCACGTCCACCAGCGATCTCGGTGTCGATGGCTCCACATGCGGGACAGACGGTCCCGAGCGGCTTGATGTCGCCGGGAGCTCCGGCCTTGTCGAGATCGGAATCGTCTCCCTCCAGTCCGCCAGGGCCAGATGCGCCCATCAAGCTGGAAAGACCCGGGGAATCCGGTCCCATCGCATTCGGCGTCGTCGCCGGATCGACCATCATCGGATTGGCCGCTGCGGGAGGAGCGGCCCCACCAGCCTGCGCTCCCCTCAACATCGCCTCTCGCCTCTGCTTGCGCTTGGCGAGCGCCATCGGAGAGAACATCGCATCCTGCTGCGGGCTCATCCCGACCTCCATACCGACCTTCAGCGCCTCGTTCGGAGCCATGTCGACTACCTCGTCAGGAACGGATCTCTCCGGCTCGGGGGCGGCTGCGAACGTGTTCGCACCAGACTCTTCCGACACGTGCTTCGTGATGCAGCTTCTGATCATGGCCCTGATGTGTCCATCCTCACTCACATCGAGCTCGGTGAACTGGAAGGTCTCGGGATCAACATGGTAGCTGTGGTCCTTGAGGAAGGCGATGACGTACTGTCTCAGCGAATCGTGGAACTGTTCGCTGTTGGTGTCGACGCCACCGAGCTCCTCGGCCTCCAGATTGATCTCCTTGGTGATCTCCTCGCTGTCCCTCATGGAGATGGCGTTCTTGGACATCGAGGCGATGCCATGCTCGACGAGACCGTGTGCCGCCGGGGAACCCTCCGACAACCTCTTGGCTGACCGCCAGATGGCGACGCTCGAGACGCCCGCCTCCTCGGCCACATCGGCGAGATTGCCGATGATGGATGACCTGACCTCGACCGGATCCGACTCATCCCTCATGCTCAGTCTCTGCCAGAATGCTGCGGACTCCCTCTTGGCAACCCTCGTCTGGATCGACTCAGGTGACCTGGCCAGCTCGACGAGGGAGACGGCGACCCCATCCTCCATCCTGGAGATCTCACCGAACAGAACATCCGGCGTGGCCTTGGTGGCGATTGCGGTCCTGGCGAAGGCGGTGATGGCCGCCTTCACGGAATCCTTCGTCAGATCGCCACCGCCCTCATTGGCGACGATGGCACCGAGGGCCCCTCGGATGACATCGGACCTCGACTGCGAGGCCTCCGCCCTGACACCCAACTTGCCGGAGAGCTCCCTGGCTCTCTGGCCGACGACCTGCTTCATGTTCTCCTGCGACATCGAGGCGATCTGAGAGAGGACCTCGGTGATGTCGCTCGGGACGATGGCAGGATCCTCCACCATCATGTCGGCGAACCTGTCGATGAGCGCCTGCTCGACGGAGGTCGGAGAGGATTCGACGAGATCGAACTCGATTCGCTCCCTCTGTGCCGTGCGCCTGCGGTACTTGTCGGCCTCGCTCGATGCGTTGACCTGCTCGAGGAACTCGTCGGACCTCGCCATCATCATCTTGGAAGCCTCGATGACCTCGGTCGGAGATGCCGACGCATCCCTCACGGCATGCGCCAGTGCACTGATGGTTGCGGAAACGACCCTGTCGGCCGATGCGCTGGAACGCCTGGTCTCGAGCGTGTGCTCTCGGACCTCATCCGGCGTGTCGGTGCGCTCGTCCTCCAGCTTGTGCTCGTGAACCCTGTCATCGAAACCACGCCTGCCGAGGACCTTGGCGCTGGCATCCTCCAACGTGTGCTCTCGAACCTCATCCGGTGTGCCGGTGCGCTTGGCCTCGAGCGTGTGCTCTCGAACCTCATCCGGCGTCCCCTCCCTCTTGTCCTCCAGGGTGTGCTCCCGAACCTCATCCGGGGTTCCGGCCCTCTTCTCCTCCAGGAAGTGCTCCCGCTGCGTGTCATCCTTCGAGATCGGCGTCCCGCTGGCCGCCATGACGATCTTGCCGGACTCCGCCTCGGACATGAACTTCCCGAGCAGCTTCTGTCCCACGATGTGCAGCCTGTCCTGCTTGATGTCCTCGATGTCGTCCTGGGTCATCATGGACAGTGCGTTCCACTTCGCCGCCCTTCCGTCGATGGAGGCGACGATGTCCCCCGTGCTCGACACGGTGACATCGAACCTCTCGTCATCGGAGGTGAAGTGCGTGTCGTGCTTCATCCTTGCGGCCTGCTTCCTCATGAGGTTGTTGGCCGTCAGTTCAGAGATTGTCGACATGATTGTGTTTCCTCCTCCTTCTGTGATGTTCGTCCTGAATCGATCCGGGATCGGAGCCGGACCGATCGCCGCCGTGAGGATCCTTGACATCTCGTTCAGCCTCTCGGCGACCGTGATCTCGCCCCTGCTCCCCGCCGAGACTCCTCCCGGAATCGTGGTGGGGTTCGGCAGCGCCGATGTCTGGAGGGGTTCTCCTCCCATGGCAGCCGCCTGCTGTGCGGCGAAACTCTGTGGGCCCATCATCTGTCCCACATCTCCTGCTGGTCCGTACTCCGGGGCTGGAGCACCACCCGCTGGTGCCTGCCCCGGTTGCTGCGGTGCCGCTCCCGGTTGAAGCTGAGCGGTCGGTGATGTGACATGCCCTATTCCATCCTCGATCATGTCGCTCATCTGCTGCTGGATCTTCGCCATCGCATCGCTCAAGTTCTTCACATGAGTGAGATCGATGTTGTCCTTCCAGCTGAGGAGGAACACGATTGCGGCCTCCAGCTTGTTGAGCACATCGTACAGCACATCGAGGACGTTCTGGCCAGACACCGGAGGTGCCTGTGGCATGTTGGCGGGCGGAGGAGGGATCGGTGCCTGAGAGGTCCTGATCATCTGATATGCAAGATCCGCCAGCCTGTCAGCGACCTTGGCGGATTCCTTGAGGGCCTCGTACCTCTCGATCTCGAACACCGATGGCATCTCGGACATCGTCTTGTCGAGTGCCTCGCTCACCAGGTTGTTTAGCGATGTGGCACCCTTCTTGATCTTGTTCGCATGCTCTATGACCTCATCGGCCGAGATCACGGCTTGGATGACGCTCTCGTGGAAGGCTCCGTCACTCACGACGGATAGCTCGATGAACTTGATGTCGTGATTGACCTCGTACACCAGCTCGTTGTCGATCTTCTGCCCCTTCTTCGATCCCGAGTCGACCTTGCCGCTCCACTTCTTGCCCTTGTGATCCTTCAGGTGATCACAGTTGTGTACCGAAATTCCGTTAGCCACATAGCTGTTCTCGCTCTCAACCCTGAGATTGTAGACGGGGCCAACATAGTAGACATTGGACATCTCACGGATGTGAGAAGCAATTCCCCGTTCTGTCCAGATCGACTGATGATGTTGTTTCGCATCAGGATCGAAAACCCTCCGACTGAACTCCACGAGTTGATCGGCATCCCCCTTCGTGATTTTCATACAGTGGATGTCCAATCTCTCATCCCTATTCGTTGGTCCTCCCTGTTGAGTCGTAGAGAACATGTTGGCCCTGATGCCGACTTTTCTAGCAAGTAGCACCAGTTGCGAAATCAGATCTTTCGATGCGAGGTCTACCCTGATATCTCCTCGTTTTGCTCCGCTCGATTGGTACCCATCACCATCGATGACGGCTCCCAATAGAACTCGAATCCCATCATCAGACAGAGCATCGATGACCTCTCGGCTGATTCGTTTGCATTTGGCACCACAGCCAACCACTTGCCGGAGAAAAGAGGCGAGATCTGGATTCGTCCAACAAATGCTCAATCCATTCGAATCTCCACCCCGATTCTCATAGGTTTTGGGGTCATACTCAGATGTCAGGTGAGGACGGACATCATCACATGCTTGAAGAATATCTGCTGCAACAGTATTCTTTTCGGCCATCGAAAGGCTGAAACCAACCAATCTATCCTTGCGTTCAAGATGCCCCTCTGCAGCGTAGTAGCCAATGATTCTGGCCACCGACAACGGGATATCGTCTTTTGATTTCGAGGCCTCCCATACCGGAGATTCGATCAGGTCTCCTTTTCTCAACTCTCCAGCAGGTACGAATTCGAAATCTCTGGGTTTGTGGTCTCCATCACATGACGATCCAGTTTCTCTAGACTTAAGAGCGCAGAGATCCAACTCTCCAGGACGACACCAACGACGAGCGTCCTTGTCACACCGGAATCCATCTTGTCTCCCTGCCCAAATTGGATGATTCTTGGTGACAAGCAATGGTGCAGACTGAATGGATGAGTAGAATGAAACGATCTCCTCATCAACCTGTCGTTCGAATGTTTCGAGGACACGACGAGTCATTCCCAGATGGGTCATCACCTCGTCTCCCACCACGATATCTTCGATCGATCTCAGGGAACCATCAGACATCGTGATGGATGTGCCTTTCGCAAGGCACCATTCTTTTTCTGAAGTGGCCTTGTTGTCACATATGCTACATGTACTCCACTCTACAGAACACCCCATGCTCACATCGGAGAGATAACCCTCTCGGATTCCCCTCGCCATCTGTGGCCATGCCTGAGCGTCCACGAAGAATGTGGTCCAGATGCACTTGTTATCTGGGTCCAACTCTGCGAATACCACCTCTCCCTTCGCCTGCTCGACATCGTTGTTCTCATGATTGGCGTAGACCTTGCACCCCTCGAACGTCTTGAAGGCCTGAACCTTCTTGCCGTCCTTGGAGCTGGTGATCTCCCTCTCCTTGATGAATTCATCCCATGGGAAGTAGTCACCATTCTCGTTGATGGTGTCGGCATCGATCGCTCGTGCCCTCACCCACAGGAAGTCATCAGACCTGCCCTCCATCTCTCCAACGATGTCGAAGCCCTTCTCCAGGTATCGATCGAGGACCTCTTCGGGTTCCTCGTACAAGCTCTGCTTGCCTATGCGCTGCACCTTGGTTGGGTCTCTGTAAGCTGCCATCCTGATCTGCGTGTCCGCATACCTGATGCTGAAGAGCTTCTCGCCGTCCGTCGTCAGAATGCTGTACTCGACATTCTCGGGAAGCTTCCACGAGCTCCCCGTCTTGACCATCGACATGTAGTTTTCACCTCCTCTTTCTGAGGTTTCGTCACGGACGCTATCGTTCGATGTTCATCATATAGAGGGATTCAACCTGCATGGGCACGCAAAGAGGGGCGGCACATCATGTGCCGCCCCTCCTTGGATTCGAGACCTTCTAGTGCGGGCTAGTCATGATTCTGTTTGGCAAGGAAACCCACGACTTCAGTCGTGGGCGGTTGACCCTCGACATTCGCCCTCCTGTTCCCGTTCAGCATCTCTACCGCAACCCTCGTTCCCATCGACTGAACCTTCTGATTGATCGCCTTGGAGATGACCGCCATCACCTCGTTCAACCTCTTCTCGATCTCCTCCTCGGTGAACCTGAGGACCAACCATCCCTGCGATGCCAGGTAGGCATCCCTGCGCTTGTCCTTCTCGATGGAGCTCGGATCGGCATGCCACTCTCGCCCATCGGCCTCCACCACGACCTTGATCTGGGGGAATGCGCCGTCCACCCTCATCCGAGGGTCCCCTCCGACCATGTACTGCGCCCAGAAGTCGTATGGCAATCTCTGGGACAGGATCGCCTTGTAGAGGGCTTGCTCGACACTGGTGAAGAACGACTTCTGCTTGGGGGCCTTGCCATCACCCCTCGGCGGCCCGAATGAGACCCTGTTCATCCCGTCATGGGACATCAGGGTGAGATCGGTGATGTCTGGATCGTCCGGGAGACTCCCTCGATGCCCATCTCCAGATACCACGATGTTGGACGATGAGCCATTTCGCCCACCATTCTGAACCACCCTCTCGATCAGCCCATTCCTATCGGCAATGACCGTCATGTAGTTCTCGTAGAGCTGGTTGGCACTCGGCCCCATTCCGATGGGAGTCGGCATCCCTCCGGATGCATCTCCCCCACCCGGAGGTGCCGTTCCTCCGGGAGGAGATCCTCCCCCAGGAGGTGGCGGAGCTCCACCTGCACCCATGGTTGGAGGAGGCATCATCCCTCCCATCCCGCCCATGTCCCCACCGGCGGGCATTCCCCCGTACCCCGCACCCATCCCTCCCCCTGGCGACCCGAGCTCGAGCTGCGGATTGCTGAGGACCGTCGACATCTCCTCGAGCCTTATCCTCTCGACCTCCTGGTCGAAGTCGACATCGAGGGCCTCCCCGAGGAACGTCTGTGCAGAGAGATCCCCCGCCTTCCTGGCCTCCCACATGTACTGGACCTTCGGCGTGTTGTCACGGAGCCTGAGATCCGTCCACTTGACCGTCGGATAGATGTACTCGTCCTCTCCTCGCTCGTTCGTCTTCGTGAATCCATTGAACATCGCTATCGGACGGAAGACCTTCTCCTCGATCCAACCGGAGATCTTCTTCCTGACCGTCTCCAGCCTCTTGGCGAGGACCTCGATTCCGACCTGGGCGTTGGCATATGTCGGACCCTCGCCCGACAGGATCGCCTTGCTCAGTCCGAGTCCGTCGATCATCTCTCCCTCGATGAGATCGAATTCGTTGGTGAGCTGGAGGATCTTCCCCGAGTTTCCATGTATTCCGATGAAACCATCCTGACGAGTGATGAACATCCCAGTGGGGACGGTGAAACAAAACACCCAGTCCTGATACTCTTTCTTGTGGATGTTCCTAGACCTTATTGGATGAGTCCCATCTCCTCGCCGCTCTGTCCAGTTGATCCTATATATCTGTTTGTGATGAGGTTCATAACGGGCTTCATCATCTGTCATCGTGACATCATGACCAAGTTTGAAAGCAATCTCCTGAACGGCGTCTGCGAGATGTTTGGATGTGGTGGAGTATCTGGTTTTTTCGAACCCGTTGTTGGTCTGAGATATATCGCCATCTCCCTCCACCAACGCATCGAGGAAGATCTTCAACTGTTCAGATGGAAGACCCATGATCCAACGGGGAACTCGCTTCTCATCACACCCATGTCCATATTCCTTCCTCAAATACTCCGCCAATTTCGTGTTGTGGATCTTGAATGTGGTTGTCGAGTTGTCATAGCGGTTGTCTTCCCAGGTCTTGACTTTGCTCCCGAAACATCTCTTCATGGTTGAATCGATGTTCTCGTGAACCTCTCCCCCATTCTGATAGATGTACACGCTGCACATCTTGTTATCGTATGGTTTCGCCTGTCTCTGCAGGGTCCCCTCTGAAAGGTAGTATCCGAGGAACCTGAGGAAATCGTCCAGCTCGATATCTGACAGCATGTCAACACCGGATTCTTGGTATGGAAGAACATCCGGGATTGTCCCCTCCCATGATCCAAGACAGGTGAGGAAACGGTCGTGATCGGTGATCTCATCCGCCCTTGCCAGCATCCACTCCCCATCGTACTTGCCCTCATCGTTGTTCCATCTTCTCTTCTTGGTCCACATCCTGTGGTTCGGAGTGACGGTGATGCCATACTTCTTGGCGGAGAAATTGATCAATGGTCCAAACTTGTCGGAATCATAATCATACTGATGTCTCTCGATGTATGGAGCATATACGATCCCCTCGATCTCCGGATCGTAACATGCGATCAGATCTTCCTCCGTCACATCGTCGAAATGTTTGAATCCATCTTTAGTCAAAACCTCCGCAGATTTTTCCAGACAGCTGCCCACCCACTCATAATCAAATGCATGATGTGTCACAAGTGTCAGAAGTGGGTCATTGGCGACCTCCGCCAGCCGCTCCTGGACATCGTTGATGTCCTCCTGGGATGCAGGTCGCTGCTCGCTGCCGATCTTGACGATCTTGATCGGAACGATGTGCCGCTCTGCGATCAGGTACTGGGCCTGTCGCAGCTTGTCCTTGTAGACCAGCGTCGGGAACAATCTCCTGATGATGGACTGACCATATGTCTGATATGACGACGACCCATGTTTCAGGTGGGTGATGGTCAACGGATCCATCAGGATGGGAAGCCCCTTTCTCACGGCCTCCCTCGTCTGTTGCGGAAGGGCCTGGAAGATGTCCTTCGGCTGGCCCGTCTGGACGAGCCTCTTCAGGTCCGCATTGGGGAGCAGGTAGATCGGCGGCTCCGGCATGATGTTGCTGAACGGAGAGACCTCTACCTCTTCGGGATTGAGGACGCTGATTCCCCTCCATGTCGCACCCTTGTGATCGCACTCCTTGCCGCCCTGATCGACTCCACTCCCTCCACACTCCTCGCAGTCGAGGTTGCACATGACGAAGGCGTCGCCCTTGCCGTAGTATTCCCTCAGGATCTGCGGAAGGGACTCCTCGAGCTTGATCCTCTTGATCAGGCCCTCGTAGAAGTCCTTGACGGACGCATCTGCACATTCCAGCTCGATGTTGCTACATGGAAACTCACTGTTGTGACATGCTATCTTGTTGACGGTGTATGAATGTTCGTCTTCGATCTCTAGATCGTAGACAGGTCCGCTGTAATGCTTGCTCGCAATTCCGATGACACGCCGTTCTACATAACCACCACGATCATCATTTCCATCAACGATCGATGTTGGAGAAAGAAGAGAATCTCCCTCTCTGATTTCTTGGGCTTGCACCCATTCGACTGTTTCCTCGGTTGATCTCAACAACTTGTGCCCGAGAGTACATTCGATGGGGTCAATCCCGTCGGCCGAGATTGTGAGTATTTCCTCAGAGGCATCCCTCGACATCGCTCGAAGAACCTTGCCAGGGTTACCGTCACCTCGAATGACCTCATCTCCATCGTTGATGTCACAGATAGGTTTGCTGGTCCCATCTGCCATCATCACCTGCATATCAGGAGTGAAACAATAGAAATCGATGGCGATGGCGATGCGAGCCTCATTTGACATCCAGTACTCACAGTTGGAGACCACCACGAAATTGGCTAGGAACTTGTGAACACCGGTCTCGTTGTCAACCCTGAGGTCGTATACGAACCCATCGTAATCCTCATCTTCGATCTCCATGATGCGATGGAACACCTTGTCCCCAACCATGATCGATCGGCTGGAGTTGGCATGTTTGCGCTCCACCTGATCCGTCTTGTAGTTCCCGAATGGGATCGATGAGGATGCGAAGAGATCGTTGGCCTCCACTCCATTGATGTAGATCCTGTAGATGTTGCCCTGATCTTCCACCGTAGGAATGCATCCAAGTCCAGTCAAGATGAATTTGAGTTGAGAGATCAATCCCAAATTCACGCTCTTGATGGCGATCTGACCATTGGGGGATTTTCCGCCATCTCCGAGGATGAATCCGATCACAAGTTCCCTTAATAGCTCCGGCTTCTGGGACAGGAGAGTTTCGGAGATCCTCTTCTCCTTCGAACCATGTCCACAGTGGGTGAGGAAGAGATCGGACACTTCCTTCCTGTAGATGTCCAGGGACTTCCATTCTCCTAGCTTCCCATTTACGGTCCTGAGGTTCGGTTCGACATCGAATTCATCCTTCATGATCTGAGTGATGTGATCGATCAGCTCGGATGTCCCTTTCGACCCGAATGTCAGACGGATCGATGATGGGATCTTCTTCCCGTTTCTGTGTTTGAATGTCAAGGTCCCGTCCGCCAGATGAAGACCAAACAACCTCATCATCTCTGGAGAGAAATCCTCCCTCTGTCCAGTCAGGATGTTAGTGGGGCAATAGAGGAAATCACCGACATTTAACTCATCAGATCTCACCTCTTCGATCTCGACGCTTTTTGGAAGTTGTTTCCATCCGTCACAGTGATGGGTTTCACACAACTGTTTCTCTCGACAGAAATTGAACCCGCACGCATATCTGCAGGAGAGATGACCCTCCTTGACCCGATACAGGATATGATCTGGAGTGGTCTCCAATTTCCAACTGCTTCCCCTCACCTTGATTGATCTCATCTTGCCAGAGTAGAACCGGCGGCTGATGACGGTCACCTCACCAGGGACACCGTCTGATGTCATGATCGAATCGCCAGGAAGCAGCTCATCGATCCTTGATTGTGTCAAATCAGCCATAGTTACTAAGGTTTTAGGACCAAGACACCACTTATAGACCTCCCTACGAACTGTTGGTATCTGCCATGAAGATGGCGTATGATAAGGTGAATAAAATGACGGAGATGTGAAGATTGCGCCAGAACTCGTACTTATTCCTTGTCTGACCATTCCTCCCGTCTGGACGGTCGCAGACCCTGCCAGATGGTAGTTCATCTCTGGCACACCCGAACGAATCATCCCATCCTGTCCCGAAGGAACGGATGATCTCTGATACATCATCCTCGATTGGGCGGATGCGACCTCGCCCATCGATGCTGGATTCCCGGCGAAAACCCGACCTCCGGACAGGTTGGTCCCTATCCTTCTTGGTCCCTGCATTCCAGCCATGCGCATTTCTGTTCCTCCTGCTTCAGCGTGGCGGGACGGTGGGATATGTGCTCTTTGATACAGGACCCATCGGGGGCTGAGCATCCCACCCATCGTTGGGACTCGTGGGACGCTGGTCTGGTCGGAAAGATGCAGGAACCGTTTGTTCACCGCTCATTTCGAGACTTGCTTCCCCACTTTGGTCCGTGTTCACCTTGGGTGGGGTGTGCATGTTGCCATCCCGGTTGACGGTGGATCTGAGCTTGTCCTCCGTGGACATTTCGTTGGGGTTCGTCTTGCGGATCTCCATGGCTCGCTCATTATCCGTCTTCTCCATGGACGGGGCGATGATCCCTTCAGAAGTTTTCCTGACGACTCCTCCAGGAATGTAGTTTCCACTGAGTGCTGATAATACCGATAGCTTGGCATTGCGCCACCACATATCGATCACCCCTTGGGCCGTTCGTCGTGATCTCGTGGGAACGCATCCTGGATGAGCTCGTCGAGCAGCTTGTCGATGTTGAAACCTTTCTTCGGGCGGACCTCGGCGATCAGGGCCTCCTCATTGGACCTGCCATCCTTGAAGGCGGCATCATCTCGCTTATCCTCCAACATGGATTCCCTCGACTCATCCTTGATCTTCGAGGAGGAGGCATCCCTCAATCTCTTCTCCGTGGAATCGTCGTTTCCGACCTCGTGCCTCTCCAGCCTCGATCCATCGAGGATCTCTCCGATGAGGGCCTCGACGTTCATGTGCCGGCCTGCGAGTCCGG